TAGATGAAAATTTAGAGAACTACCAAGAGATACACGGTTGGTTAAGAGGTCTAGGTTTTCCTGGTGGCCACGAAGAATTTAAAAATTTATTAGATGGAGGTTCAGACAGATTTCCTACATCTAAAAATAGTACATTAGGTGACGCAGGAAGAGTAAAGTTTAATGCACCAAATACAGGTGGTATATTATCAGACTCAACACTTAACATATTAACAAGTAAAAACAATCCTGTTACCGAAGTTAGATTTAGAGATTGCTTTCCAATATCTTTATCTTCTTTGCAATACAATCAACAAGCAACAGATACAGATTACCTAACGGCAACTGTAACCTTTGAGTATAAGATATACGACTTTGCGAACTCAAACGCAAGTAGAACAACAATTACAACCTCTTAAACTTGATTTTTTAAGAGTTTTGTGTTATAATGGAGTTATTATGGATTTAGAACAACTACAAGAACTAGCTGATAAGAAGCTAAAAATAAATGATACTGAATTAGATTTAGAGTCATTAAAAACACCTCAACTACATAACGAATTTATGAAACACTTAACAAAGTTTAAGTTGTTATTGACTCGTGCTGAAGATGAATTTAAATTAATCAAAAGACAAAAGTGGGAATACTATACAGGTAAAGCTGATCCTGCTGTTTATCAATTGAAACCTTTTAACTTAAAAATTATGAGGTCAGATGTTGACAAATATATTGAAGCAGATGAAGAATACACAAAAGCATATCAAAAAGTTAAATACCTGGAAGTTACAGTAGATTTTTTAGATAGAACAATCAGACAAATATCAAATAGAACATTTACTATTAAAAACGCTATTGACTGGAGAAAGTTTACTAGTGGCGCTATTTAATAATGACAACTACAAGATACCTCATCATAGATAAAAAGAACGAAGTCTATTTAAAGATAGAAGCGGACGCTGATATTCGTAGAGAATTAGGCGAATACTTTACCTTTGAAGTACCTGGATTTAAGTTTATGCCCCAATACAGAAATAGAGTATGGGACGGTAAAATTAGATTATTCAGTTATGCAACCGGTCAAATATATGCAGGACTATATCCTTATATTATAGACTGGTGCGAAAAGAATAACATACAGATAGTTGATGGTACTAAAATTAAAGATGTACAAACTAATGCTGATGATGTAACTAGATTTTTAAAAGCACTAAAGATACCTAAAATAGAAATAAGAGATTATCAAAGAGAAGCATTTGTACACTCTATAACAAAGAGTAGATGTTTATTACTATCGCCTACTGCCTCTGGTAAGTCGTTGATAGTATATCTAATGTTAATATACAATCTGTTAAGATTAAAAGAAAAGAAACAAGATAAGATATTAATAATTGTGCCAACAACATCTTTAGTGGAACAGTTATATAAAGACTTTAAAGACTATGGATATAATAGTGATCGCAATGTACACAGAATATACCAAGGACACGATAAGGACACTACCAAACGAGTAGTAATCAGTACCTGGCAATCAATTTACAATCTACCAGAGAAATGGTTTAAGCAGTTTGGTATGGTTATTGGTGATGAAGCACACTTGTTTAAAGCAGTTTCATTAACAAAGATAATGTCAAAACTAAAAGACTGTAAGTATAGAGTAGGTCTTACAGGTACTTTAGATGGTACTAAAACACACAAACTTGTATTAGAAGGTCTGTTTGGTACAGTAAACAAAGTAGTATCTACAAGTGAACTACAAGAGAAGAAACAACTTGCTAATTTAAAAATTTTCTGTTTAATTTTACAACACGATAAACAAGTCAGAGCAGATATGTTTGGCAAAACATACCAAGAAGAAATGGACTATTTGGTTTCTAATGAAAAAAGAAACAAGTATATTCGTAATTTAGTTACAGGACTACAAGGTAATACTTTAGTCTTATTTCAGTATGTAGAAAAACACGGAGTGATACTTCAAAAGTTAATAGAAGAAAAATCAGACAAACAAGTGTTCTTTGTTTATGGTGGTGTGGCAGCTGAAGAAAGAGAAAAGATTAGATTCATAACTGAAAAATCTGAAGGTGCAATTATAGTTGCTAGTTATGGTACTTTTTCTACTGGTATCAATATTAGAAACTTACACAACATAGTATTTGCAAGTCCTAGTAAGAGTAGAATAAGAAACTTACAATCAATTGGTAGAGGTTTAAGATTAAAAGATAACGATTCGGATGCTACTTTGTATGATATAGCAGATGATTTAACGCACAATGAAAAAGAAAACTATACTCTTTCTCACTTTAGAGAAAGGATAAATATATACAACGAAGAGGATTTTGAATACGAAATCCATAATGTGGAGTTAAAATAAGATGAATACAAACCAAACATTTATAGGCGTTAAAATAATCAAATTAGTCAATGGCGAAGATGTAGTAACTGTTATACCAACAGGTAAAGATCAGTTGCCAGATAACTCTCAATTGGTAAGAATAAAAAAACCGTTACTAATTAAGTATGTTCCTCAAATGACATTGACAGGATTCAAAGATTATATCGCATTGATAAAGTGGTGTTCTTATACTTCGGATAAAGTAATTACTATTCCTAAAAATAAAATAATGACAATAACAAATGCGTCTCCTGAAATGGTTACTAGTTATGAAAATATTGCTGTGAACTATGACCAAAAACCTGCTCCAGTTAGGCAACAAAACTATAAACAACAAAAGTTTACAGACGCTGAGAATGAAAAAATAGGTGAGATATTTGATGATTTTGATGATGACGAAGGCAACACAACTATACACTAATTTATATATTATATTATATACTCTAGCTATATTCCCTGGCAACCCGCTACACGCTCTATTATACACAGAATTTTCTAAAAGTCAATGCTGATTGAGAGCAAACTTATAATAAAAAAATGAACCGAAATTTCCTTAAAGACTTGACTTTTTAAGAGAAAGGTGTTATATTAAGATAATGAGAAAAACTACAAAAAAAGAACATTATGTAAACAACAAAGAATTTTTAGCTGCAATGGTTGAATATACAAAAGGTGTTAACAAGGCAAAAAGAAAGAAACTAGAGAAGCCGCCTGTTACAGATTATATTGGTAGTTGTTTTTTAAAGATAGCGAATCATCTATCTTATAGACCGAACTTTATTAATTATACTTTTAGAGATGATATGATTAGTGATGGCATAGAAAACTGCTTACAGTACCTAGACAATTTTAATCCAAAGAAATCAAACAATCCTTTTGCATACTTCACGCAAATTATATATTACGCCTTCATAAGAAGAATACAGAAAGAGAAAAAACAAGTAACTATTAAAAATAGACTTATTACAGAATCTAATTATGATGATATGACTTTGCAACCAGGTGAAGATAGAGAATTTAAAAATCAGTTTACAGAATTTCTTAAAAAGAATATGTCTGTTGATGAACAACAAAAAATTGCTGATGATCTAGCAAAGAAAAAGAAAAAGAGGAAGAAGAAAACAAAGAGTAGTTTAGACTACTTTATGAGTTATGAAAATAGCACTACTGAATGATACACACTTCGGTTGTCGTAATGACTCACCTGCTTTTATAGACTATCAAAATCGTTTCTATGATGAAAAGTTTTTTCCTTATCTAATAGAAAATAAGATAGACACATTAATACATTTAGGTGATGTAGTTGACAGACGAAAATTTATAAACTTTAATACTGCACATAATTTTCAAAAGAAGTTTTGGAAAAGACTATGGGACTTAAAGATAGATACACATATTATATTAGGTAACCACGATACCTACTATAAGAATACAAACAAAGTAAATTCTATTCAACAATTATGTACATCTTTTGATGGTGTAAATGAACCTTGGATATATGATGGACCTAAAGAAGTAGAACTAGGTGGTTGTCGTATGTTGTTCTTACCTTGGATATGTGATGACAACTATGAAGATTCAATACACGCAATAGATCACTCCGAGGCTGCTATATGTTTTGGTCATTTAGAAATAAAAGGTTTTGAAATGCACAAAGGTCATATGAATGACCACGGTTTAGATAAAGAACAATTTAAACGATTTGAAAAAGTTATGTCTGGACACTTTCACAAAAAATCAGATGACGGTCTTATCTATTATCTAGGAACACAATATCAAATTATGTGGTCAGATCATAATTGTCCTAAAGGATTTCATATCTTTGATACAGAAACAAGAGAGTTAGAAAGAATACCTAATGATCTTGCCATATTTAAAAAGATAATATATGATGATAGAACAAAGGACTACACTAACTTTGATTTAACACCTTACGAAAATTGCTTTGTTAAAATGTTTGTATCATTTAAAACAAATGAAGAAATGTATAACAAACTTGTAGAAAGGTTTTACACCAACAGTAATGTACACGAACTACAAATAATAGAGGATCCAGTAGATATAAAACAAACTGTAAAATCAAACATACTAGATCAAGGAGAGGACACTATGACTTTCCTAAATAACTATATTGACCAAGTTGACACACCATTAGATAAAAAGAAATTAAAAGATTTTACTAAAGATTTATATGTAGAGGCAAACGAATGATAAAAATAATACCAGATTTTCTACCTAAACCTCTTTTTAAATACTTAAAACAATTAGTAGAAAATGAAAAAGGTATGTTATGGAATTTTAATCCTAATTTATTAAAACAACAAACTATAACAAATAACGGTGAAGACT